ATTGGTGGGGGGTATGCGGCCCTCTGCCCCCCGGTCAGAGGTCTAGCAGGCGCGGAATGGCCTTGCCGCTAGATTATCTGTTAGCCCAAGATGGGATTGCTCCTGACGCTTGTGGTGGCGCTGTGGGTGCCACTTGTTGCATCGACTGTGCAGCCGCTGGGGTCTGCATTACTGGAGCCTGACCACTTGGGATAAATTCCCGCGAATTAGGTGTCAAGGCGGCGACCAAGCGATTGCTATCGCTATAGCCGTTTGTTCCTTTCTTAATACCAATCTTAGCACAGATTTCCATAGCATTTAAGTCAAAAACACCAGAAATATTTCTGTTTTGCTGTGCCTGTGGCGACATGTCCGCAGGATCAATGTTACGCGCACTTTCGACAATTGACTTCAGTGTGCGCAAACCAATCTCCTTGGCTTGTGGGATGCCGCTCTGACCCATCTTGTCACCATCGACAAAGATGCGATCCCAGAACTTACGACGATCATATTCACCACCAATGATAGTGAACTCAAGTTCCATCCATTTTGCCGCAGAGGACATGGACTTTTTGAACCACGGACCAGAGCCAAACTCTGGGACTTCTGTGTCGCCTTGCTTTACAACAATCACGGCGCGGCACACTGTGCCATTCGGGATTAACGTAAACTCACGGTTTTGTGAATTATCGTCGGCGGGTACGTTATTTAAATTTAGCATTATGCTACCTCTTCGCTAGAGTTTTGAGTTGCAGGATCAACGAACGTCAGATCCTTGGAGTCCTCTGGAGAACCACTAGACATCTTTTCCATGAGTTTGCCAAGATGCGGTTCTTCCAAAGTTTCGAGGCGACCAGAGCGATCTTTTGCAGGGTAGCCCCATTCATTCAATGGCTGACAGACGAACGCACGATACTGACCGTGATCCCCTGACAGGATTGCCATTGTAATTACTTCGTCAACAATCCCGGGCAATTCACGACCAGTTTTGCTGCCTTCGATTTGCAGCGCATATTGCTTGCGCCCATAATCATCTGTGATTTCGTCAAGGATGCCAACAAAAATCACATTCTTTTCGCGGATGTGCTGCAAGTGCGTAAGCCACGACATCATCTCACGTCCATGCATTCCGTAAGCTGCGCGTGTATCCAGCTTCCCTGACCGCTCAGAGCGCGACTCAGGCTGCTGTAAGCACCACTGAAAGCACAAACGCCCTGCGACAGTAATAGAGTCCACGAAAAGAGTATCGTACCTCTGCCAGATTTCTGCACTGTCTCCAAACATTGAGGCAACATAATCGTAATGCGCCTGAGAGTAAGGCTGATCCTCACTGAGCGCGGGATTAGGCCCACCCAAGAAACAGGCAAGGTCACGACACTCTGTCCATGTGCGAGGGCGAATAACGTCAATCGGATGTCCTTCGATTGCAGCATCACCTGCTTCAAGGTCCAAGAACAACGTGCTTGCGCTGTTTAATGTTCGGGCGAGTGTGGTTTTACCCACACCACTTTGCCCACACACCACGATCTTGTGGCCTTTCTTTTCAGCGAGACGCTGATCGGCTGTGATAATTTGCAAAGCCATTATGACACCATCCTTTCTTCTTCTAACGTGTATTTTTTCATATAATTTGGAACCATTTCTTTTAGTTTTTTTCTAAAAGATTGATGCACAGACATATGATCACCTTCCCAATCAGAATTTGCAAAGGCATACATCCCTCTCATAAAATTTGTATTATCAAGAGTTCTGCCACCTGTTTCGATCCCAATGGTTTTTTCCATGATTTGTTTGTGCATGGAAACAAATACATCAGGCCATTTTTTAATGTTTGAATGGCAGATTACATTATACAACTCACGAGCCTTTTCATGTTCAATTAAGCCCAACTCAATCGCCATAACATATGCCGCCCTAAAGGAAGGTGATTTCCAAGGACTTCTTGCACTTTTAGGTGGCTTAATCTCTTGTTCAATTTCAATTAAGAGACTTCCAACTTTAGTATTAATGACCTTATGAACATCTTCATGCGAAGGATCTCTTACAAAAGTTGCAGACCTAAAAAGATAAGCGATTGGGCCGCTTACTTGTTTTTCAATGTTAAGGATTTCATGGATAGAACGTGCCTTTCCTTGATCAAGAATTTTAAAAATTTCAAGCTCTCTGACAATTGACACCGCATAAGCAATTTGTTTTCCGGTTTCAATTTGTGCATTTAAACGGTGGTTTCCGTTAATAAGAACCCAAGAGCCATCATATTTAGTAAACACTAACGGTTCTGGGGTTAAGTCCCACCTGTTTAAATTCATCGACCTAACAAATCGCCTATAGTTTTGATTGTTTAAGTCTCTGTTGCCACTGTAATTAAACTCACACAGTTTTTTTGCGTCTTCTGAAGAAAGAAGAGAATTAAAGGTCAACTGCTTACTGTCCAAAGGACAATCGGTGTTGTGCATTTCTTGCCATTTAAGATTGAGTTTTTCGAAGATATTCATCATTCTGACTCCTCAATTGTAAAGCCACCGACTTCAACTGTCCGACATGGCTCAAGAAGGTTGCGAATAGCGGGTGGGGCCGCTGTGTATTTGCGCTCGTCAACAGCAAGTGTCAGCTTGCCGTAATGACGTGCATCTTCCTCTGGCATTGCCTCTAAGACGCAGCCGAGTTCATCTTGATCCCACACGACTTTCTTGCGCACCGTAGCCTTCAGCTTACGATTGCCTGCAACAATATATGTGGTGCCAAAGTCCTTACCGTCTGCGCGTAAAGCATCACGCGCTTGGGTAAAAAATGTATCATGGAGTTGTTGTTCAACGTCTTTCAACTCATCACGCAATTCACTGATAACGTACTTGAGTTCCTCTCGACGCTCGAACAGTTCACGACTATTCATGTCGATTCCTTTCCGCTTTAAATTACTAGAGCCTTACCTATCCCATATAGCTTGGGACATGTCAACGACTTTTTTACATAAAATTTTTTTATTGACATTCCATTTGATTTGGGATAATATGGAAATGTCGAATGATTTGGCACGTTGTTTGAAATGTCTAGTATGAGGTTAAACATGACTAAACGAGAACTCTACGAAAAAGTCATCTATCAACTTGAAGCAGATTGGAACTCAAAACATGATCGCATGGAAGCGATTAAGTTACTTGAACAAATTCCAATTGAAAAACTGGAAGAGTATATGAAGGATGTAAAATTCGACGCACCAAAGATTAAAACTTTTAGTAGTGTGTTATGAGTGAGGGGGGGCTAACGCCCCCTTTTCTTTGACAGGAATATCTCAATACCATGAACAGCTTTCATCAGCTTCTTCTTTAACTTGAACTCAGGAGTTTCGACGCCCTTGGCGTCTTCGACCACCTCGTACCAGTCTCCGTTCTTGTCCTGCTTTTGGTATCGAAAGTCCGCAACGTAAGCGCAAATCTTTTCACCGTTGACCGCTATGTTGTATCGCACTTGTAGCTCAAGATCCTTAACCTGATCTGCGCGTTCAAGCGACTTGAGGTACATGTAACGCTGTGACTCCCACTTGGAATCAAACTTGATGCCATCAACAGTTACTTTCTTATTACCATACTTGGGTCTTGACCCACGCAGCTTGGGATTATATACAGTAGGAAACGTCATTTATGGGAAAGTCCTCCATGCCGAATCCAGTAAAATACAAATCTGTAGGTGTTTCAATAGATGCTTACGACAAATTAGTAAAAATAGCGGATCATGAAGATCGTGCTATTGGACGCCAATTGTCGCGTATGATTGATGATGCTTATGACGATATTCAAGCAAAGGTGGCATCTCGTCGTGACAAACGCCACAACTTTGGCATTGCTTCTGTATTAGAAGATTAAAGCAACCCCGCGCTTCCAAGACCGCCCAGTAGTGTTGCAGCCACTGCTGGGTTTTCTCTTGCGCGTTGGCGAATATTAGAAACATCAGAAACAGCAGGTGCTTGCACCGGGGGTATTTCAGGAACCGGAATATTTGTTCGGGTTATAGTTTGAGATGCCGGGCGTTGCTGTCGTGCTGCCATTGAATCAAGGTAAGCTCTGCCTTGTTTTGTCGTCTCTGACACGCCCTCTTCGATAGACTGCGCACTTGTTTGAGCAACAGCAGAGGACAATGCTTGTGATATAATTCTACCTACAGCTTCTGGCCTAGATACACCTTCACCTGTCATTGCATTTACACGTTTTGATAAGTTTTTATAAAACAATGGACTAGAAAAGAC